CTTTTCGCTCCTTCATCGACAAAACTCAATCCCCACAACACTTTCCAACCAACTGACAACCACAATAAAAATATTAAAATCCATAAAATAAATATAGATCCATCACATTTAACCACATTCCATTAAAAACAAACCATAAATCATATCCACTAAAAATCCTCTTAAACTCTTTCATATCAACAGTTTCACGCATGTATCATCCCTAACAAAAATCAAACAAAATAACTATTTCTACTCATAAAATAAATCCAAACAACATATAATTATCAAAAATCACGAACAAAATAATCAAACCATTCCAAACTAAATATATCACCAATAACCATATCATATTAAATAATTTCAATATCAATCAAACCCTTACTACACAACACTTACATAATATCCACCCTAACCATTCCCACCCACTGGGGCATACTTAACAACTCCACACCGACTCAAATAATACCCATACCCGATACCTAAAAATGAATGAATAAATTTTAAATACTTTTCCAAGCAAACTATAAATAATTATTTTAATATTTTGTTGACATGATTTTCTATTTGTAGTATACTTAAAGTCTAAGGTAATATAACCATATTTAAATAGGAGGACTTCAATATGAAAAATAAATTCAATACAAGTTAAACTTAAATTCATCTGTATAAAGTTAAATATAATAAATTAATAATATACTACAAACCAAAAGGGGATTTAATATGTATAACCAAAATACCACACCAATAAGAACAAATATATTTCCTTGCAAAAGTATTAACCTTGTGCGTTTCCTAAAACAAAACGGTTTACTATCAGAACACAAATACACTGATGCCTCAGACAATAAAGATTGCTGGATATTCCTAAGAACAGAAAAATTAAACTCTCTACTAGCCCAATGGAAAGTTATCCAAGATAAAAGATTTAACTCCAACTTAAATTCAAATACATAATTAACTCACTAACTTAATATAATAAATTATAAATAGGAGGACATAAATGCAAATAGAATCCTTGAAAGACCTATCTCATTATTATAACTCAACTGATTCAAGATACATATATTTCGACAAAACATTTGACATAAGAGGTACAGACTATACTAAATTTATTAAACTACAATATGAATCCATAAATAACTCCCATATCAAAGATAAATATACTATAGATGGTTGGTATATATTATGGTATCTAATGTCTAGAGCAATTAAAAATGAGTATGTATCTTTAACTGTAAATTCAATATCAGAAGAAACAAATCTTAAACCAATGAGAATCAAAGATGCACTAGGAAAATTAATCCTACATGAAGTAATTATCATTGACAAAGATATTATAACTCTAACAAACAATGAATTGATAAAAGTTTACATAGGGTATAATAATAAACTTTGTAATCATATTACTCAAAATGGCTACACCCCTATTCCATCAGAGTTTGTGTATAAAGTAATAACTACATTATCTCCAACAGAATGGTCAATATATACAGTGCTACTAACTAAATATAATTATTATCTTGCTTGGGAAAAGATAAACTATTCAACAGGAGAATTAATGCCAATATATCACAGAACTCATTATGCATTTCCATCAAGAACACAAATTGGAGAAATAATAGGAGTAATAGATGATACAATAAGTAAATTTCTAAAGAAACTTGAACAAAGCAAATATAATTTATTAAATAAATACAAATCTGATGCATATAGTTTTTGGGATGAAGAAGAGCAAATTCAAAAAATAAGAGGTGGTAACAATAGATATGAAATTAAACTATTTGAAAGACCTGAATATGTATATTACTATCTTAACACACAATTAGATAAAACAATGCAAAAGGAATTTGATTATATTAAGAAAAAAGGATTTGAAGAAATAGCTCAATCAAATGAACAAGAATTAATCAGAAACAAGAAAATATATTATCTTAAATATTATTATGGAAATATACTTGAACAATATAACAAATGTGTAAATGAAGAAGACTATGAATTGTACAAATACATAAGGGACAATTACAAAATCATAATCTAAAAAATCCTCTAAGGCGTTCGAAACTGCGTAGCGGTTTGAACGACTTAAAACTGTAGAAATGTATCTCTAATGGTTAATGTAGAATTGAATCTATAATAGTAATGTAGAATTGTATATAGTATTTGTCACCGAAGAAAACGCACTTTTTGTTCATTTTTTCGGTGTTACAACCCTACCCTAAATCCAAATTTGCTCATTTCTTCGGTGTAAGGGAAAATCTATATATTGAGTTTTTAGAGGTAAAAATCGCTGAAACCATTGGTATATGGGGGTAGTTGTTATACCGAAGAAAATGCGATTTTTGGATTTAGGGGTATAAAAATCTTCAGGTCGTTATTTGGTAAAATAGGAAAAATAAATATAAATAAGAGGTGTTTAAATTAATGTCATACAAACTACGTCCATATCAAATAGAATCAGTAGAAGCAGTTAAGGATTTACAACCAAATTATAATGGCATCCTATCACTTGGCACAGGTACAGGTAAGACAGTTATTATGTCTGCAATAGCAAATGAAACTATTGGTCGTGTGCTTATAGTGGTTCAATCTTCTGAACTTCGTGACCAAACAAAAGAAAAATTACTTAATACCAATTCTGAATTAGATGTTGGTTGTGTGCAAGCTTCATTAGATCAAGTATCATCAAAAGTTGTAATAGCAACTCGTCAATCATTAACACATTCTAAATCAACTAGATTAGAAAGAATGTCAGAGCATGGTGATTTTGAATTAGTATTTTTTGATGAATGCCATAGTGCGGTTGGACAAATTAAAAAGATAGTAGATAAACTCAATCCTAATATTAAAGTTATCGGGTTAACAGCAACCCCTTTTAATGATGATATGACAAAAGTTTTTCATGGGAAAATATATGAGAAACAAATTTTAGAAATGATTAAGAATAACTATCTGTGTGAACCTAAAGCAATATACGTTCATTCAGATGTTGATTTATCCAATGTAAAAACTATCGCGGGTGAATTTAATCAGAGACAATTAGAAGACGCAGTAAACACAGATAATCGTAATGATATCATAGTTGATGCTTATCTAAAATATGCTAATAATAGGAAATCTACAATTGTGTTTGCAACAGGTATTGCTCATGCAAGAGATATATGTCAGAAATTTAAAGATAAGGATATAGTTTGTGATTATGTTGATTCTACAATTGAAGACAAGCAAAGGGAATTAGTAATTAATAATTTTAAGTCTGGTAAACTTCCTGTAATTGTAAACGTAGGTGTGCTAACCACTGGCTTTGATTACGAACCAACTGATTGCATCATAATGAGTCGCCCAACTAAATCTAAAATACTTTACACTCAGATTATTGGCAGAGGATTAAGGACATATGAAGGAAAAGAAAATTGCTTAGTAATTGATGTTGTTGATATTGTAAGAAAACATGACCTAATGACAATGACAGATATATTTGGTGTAGACATAAAAGACAATGAAACTTTAACCGAGGCAATTGAGCGAGAAGAAAAAAATAAAGAAGATAAACTAAAACGAGAAGAATTAGCAAAGCAAAAAGAAATTAAAAGACTTAAACTTATTGCGGAAGAACTTAAATTATTTAAAACTAATATGGGAGACTATTTCTCTGAATCATATTATGATTGGTTTAAGTGTAATAATGAAATATATTCCCTATCTGTAAATTCAGATTTACATTATGCAATCTATAAGAATTTATCTGAGAATGTATTTGAATTATATTTTGTAAATACCACAAACAAAATAAATACTAAGAATTATTTATCTGAGGATGATAATTTAATTAATCTTATTGAAGAAGCTGAGAAATATGCTTCAAGAAAACATAGTACATTTTTAGATAGAAAAGCAAAATGGAAATATGAAAATGCTACACAAAAACAATTAGATTGGTTAAGTAAAGAATGGTGGGCTAATGGTAAGATTTTAAAAACTAAAATGGATGTACACACAGTTACCAAAGCTAATAAGATTGTTTGGATTATGAAGAAATAGAAATAAACAAACCAAAAATAATAAATTCACATTGACATTTCATCCGCAATAAATTATACTAATAACATACCAAACAATAGATACGGGATGTGGGGGCTACACTTTACAAATCATAATCTCCACAAACCGCCCCACATTATCCCCTACTCTAAATCCAATAAAGAAAAGAGGTGAAAAACATAATTAAGTATATCAACCAATATTACATATCAGTTCCTATCGACTTAAAAACAAAACGTCCAACCAAAAATCCTAACGACACATTTCTTAAAGGAATTGCCGATACTGAAATATATAGAGAAAACGACAATATTATAGCAATCTACATGCCAAAAGGTAAATCAACATCAAACTCTATTATTCCAAAGCTAGAAGCATTAGGAGTTACACTAATATCAAAACTACTTCATATTGAAGAAGTGTGGTTATTCCCTGAAGATCAAATACATATTGTCCATAAAGTATTAAAGTTTAAAATCAATGGCAAGAATGAACAGATTATTAACCCTAAAAATGGTTTGGTTACTACAAAGGAAAAACTTAAAAAGAGTTTAGACAGGATAGCTGGAAAAGAAAATAGATAATATAAATATAAAATATAGATAAGGAGATAAAAATTTGTTTGTTTTAAATTGTGAAAAGTGTGATAAAGAATTCAAATCGTATAATAAATTAGAAAAATTTTGTTCGGAGATGTGTAAAAAATGCAGAAAAATAATATACCTATAGAATTATTAAGAATATGTAAAAAATGTAGGAAGAAATATATATATAAAGAAAATAAAATGAGTATATATGATCATGAAAATTATTGCACCAAAAATTGTTTTATAAATGATAAGAAAACAATAAAAATATGTAAGAATTGTGATAAAGAATTTGAATCAGAAAATGCAAAAAATGAATATTGTAGTGAGAATTGTAGAAAAGATTTTGCAAGAAAGAAGCGTGGTATAACAATAATTAATAAGGGAAGTAAAAATAGAAACATTACAGAATTATCAAATGGAGAAAAAGAATTACAAATGTTAATTACTTCAATATTCTATGATCAAGATATACTTATAGGAAAATTTTATTATTGGTTAAGATATAATAGTTCTCTACAACTTGATATTTATTTGCCAAATATTAATTTAGCATTTGAATATGATGGAGAACAACATTATAAATATATGTCTTACTTTCATAAGAATAAACAGGATTTTTTAGAACAACAAGACAGGGATAGATTTAAAGACAGAAGATGTGAAGAGGAGGGCATTACACTTATAAGATATAGAGATAAAACTGAATACATAACAATTTTTTCATTAATTAATAAATTAAGAGAATGTGGTAGAAGTGATTTATTACATTCTAAATATTTCGATGGTATAAATATAAATAATCCTACACCTATAATATGACAATTTATCTTATGTAAAGATGATAAATTTTGACCTTTTTAAGACGACTTTTTATTTTGACTAGGTATTTATACTATTAATAAATTCTAATTGATTCTGTGTATTTTTCGTTTCTGAACGTCGCTAATAGCAAGGGTTTTAAAAATCAAAAATTTGAGATAAGTGGTTAAGGTGATACTATTATTCTAACCAAAACAAATAAACTATATACGAGTTAAAAATAATTAATAGAAAGAGGTTTTACATATGCAAACGATTTACTTAAACGGTTCAATTAGTTTAGATGAACAAGACCAATCACGTATGAATTATATAATCACATCATTAGTAGATGGAGTAGAAATATCAATAACAGATATTCTTGACACAATCTATAACTCAAAAAATACAATTAATAAGTTAATAAGGGTAATGGGTAGAATTTATCACTCACAGCACACATTCTTTGGTTTTGAAACATTACATATCACTAAGGATAAAACTGGTGTTTATGGATATCACATAGGTAATTTTCAGTTGGAACGGCAATTATATGAGCTTGCTGAAATTGGAGAAGAAGTTGAAATTATTCTAGAAGATTATACTAACTCAATTGGTGGATTTATTCATACTACTAACGGCACTACGGAGGAAGTTACATATGCCACTCAAAAAGCAATGTAAAACAAATGAAAATGAATATAATCTTTACATAAGTGAAAACTGTTTTTATTGTGACAAGGAATTAACAAAAACAAAAGATATATTTATTGATATAGAATTTGATAGATATGTGTGCAAGTCATGTGCTAAAAGACATAATCTTAGTGTTGTTGAATGTATGGAATATTAAAATAAAAGGAGAAATATAAATAAATGGAACAAATAACTAAATTATCAATTTCAATATTAAAAGTTCATCCACAAAATCAAGAGTTCTTTGATGATATTGAAGGGGATCGGTACGAAAAGTTTAAAAATTCAATCCAAGAGGACGGATTAATTACAATAGAATAGCTTATTTAGAACAAAACAAATGAAAGTAGTTTATACCGTGGTATTTTGAAGATTAATAAAGGAGGAAATATATTGAGTTTAAGCAAACAAATACATATATATTCTGTAGATACTTCGGCATTTTATAACGAAGAAGAAATGACAATACATAATAATATGAATGAACTATATTTATATAAAAACGAACTATATGAAATTAAAAATAAATTTAGAAATAATGAAGTCGATATTAAAGAATTAGAAGAATATATTACAAGTGTTAATAGAACAATCAAGTATTACAAAGAAGGATTATATTCAATTTTTGAAACACATAAAGGAGTTAGGGCGTTGAACCCTAATTCCTTGAATAAGAGAAATATAATTTCTGTTTTTGATTCCGTATTAACTAGGACAATAAAAATCCAAGAGAATACATTGACAACTGACATTATAATTGTCCAAACTTTTTTCTTTGATATAATTGAAGATATTATATTAGACGGATTCACCTATGAAAATGAGAAGTATATTTGTTTGACTGCAAGTGCTGGACAAATTAGAACAAAAAAGACGGTTTTTATTAAAGAAAGTTCATGGTTAAAACATCAAGATACATTGATGTGCGGATTAACTATTGATAGAATTAATGAGTTAGGTGGGGTTAATATTAACAAATATTTAGCCTATCTAGCACTTGCAAATAGTGCCACGGATGAATGGAAAGAATTTGATATTGATAAATCAATTGTTGTAGATGATATGGAGACTGAAGTTGAGGGCGTAGTAGATTTTATAGATGACGTGACTTATGAAATCATTCCTAATAAAAAAATGAAGATTCCAATTACCCATACAGATGGAGTTGGCATGATTCTCCCTAGTTTAAGCAAAAAGAGTTTTATGACGAGATTACCTTGGATAAAAGGACTGTTAGTACCTTTTGAATATAATAAATTTATAAATATTGCAAATAAGAATAATGATAATAAAAAGTATGGCGAAGTGATTGATATATATGGACAATTGCATAATCTTCTTGAAGAAGAAATAGAAGTTGTTTTTACAAAAAGTCAATTTAAAATGTATAAATATTTTAAAAATCAGTTAGATGATCATGGTAATGTAGTTAAATATGGTTGGGATGTTTATAAGGATAATTATAAGAAATATAATTGTCAAGCTGGAAAGTGTAATGAAGAGGAAGATGATTTTAACGATGCAAAGATAAATTATCAAATGCTTCAAACATTAATTGATATGAATGATAATGAACTAAACGAAATATCAAAAATAACAAAACATCATATTGTAAATATCGGACGAGATAGAAAAACTATGTTGAAAGTCTTAGGAGTTAAGAAATCAAATATAAATAAGAATTACATACAGCAAGCATTAGAAATTTACCCTGAATTATTGAATGATACATATTGCAAAGAAATATTAAAACAAGTAAAAAAAAGTATGGTAAAAGAAGCAAGATCAGCAAAATTAGATATATTGGGAAAATATACTTTTATCATACCTGATTTATATTCATTCTGCGAATTCCTATTTCTTGGTGATAAGAATCCCAAAGGACTTCTTAAGGAGGGGGATGTATATTGCAAATTGTATGAAGATTATTCTAAACTAGATTGTTTACGCTCGCCTCATCTATTCCGTGAACACGCAATTAGAAATAATGTAATAGACAAAGATAAGGACGATTGGTTTATTACCAATGGATTATATACTTCCTGTCATGATTTAATATCTAAAATACTTCAGTTTGATGTTGACGGAGACAAATCTTTAGTCTGTGCCGATAAGACAATAATTTTAGTAGCAGAAAGAAATATGAAAAACATTAATCCACTTTATTATAATATGCGTAAAGCTGGAGCAGAGATTATTAATAATCAAAGTATATATAGTGGATTAAAAACAGCTTATACTGGTGGAAATATAGGAATAATAAGCAATGATATTACAAAAATATGGAATAGTGAGAATGTAAACTTAGATGTAGTTAAATTACTTTGTATGGAAAACAACTTTACTATTGATTACGCTAAAACATTATATAAACCTAAAAGACCTAGTGAAATAAAAAAATTGATAAATGGATACACAAAATCAAAAACTCCTCATTTTTTTATTTATGCAAAAGATAAAGAAAAAAATAAAGTTGAAAAAATCAATAATAGTGTTGTAAATAAATTAAATAAATTAATTCCAAATCCAAATATAAATTTTAATGCAACTAATTTAGGTAAATTTGACTATAAAATGTTAATGAAAGACAATACTGTAAAAATAGATGATGAAGTTGTGAAAAATTACAAAGAACTAGATTTAAAGAAACATTTCATTATTAATAGAAAAGACGATGACAATATGGGTAATATGACATTTTTATATCAAGAAATACGAGAAAAAATGTTAAATGTTAATAACGATATAAATTATGTAACAGATGTTTTAATTAAATATCTATATGAATTCAAAAAATCAAATTATAAAACTACTTTATGGGAATGTTTTGGAGATATTATTGTTAAAAATTTAAAAAGAAATGTAGATAGATGTAATTTGTATTGTGAAAAATGCGGAGATTTAATTGAGAAATATAACAACAAATCAAAATACTGCCCAACTTGTGCAAAAGAAATATGGAAAGAACAACACAGGGAAGTTGCATTAAGGTCATACCATAAAAACAAAAATTTAGATGACTTGACTAAATAGAAAACCCTGAAACGTGCTTGTAGCAAGGGGTTTTAAGAATAGCAATTTAAATAACTCGCATAAACCTAGCTATACCAACGCTTACAGGGTTTTTAGTTAAATTGCCAATAAGGGAAACATAGGCTAATATACAAATTTAAGAGATGTGGAACACCCCTTCTATTAAGGTATTGGTCGATGTACCTTATATGTGTGAACGAACAATAAAATTAAACTCCAAAGGAGAATCAATATAACAATTTGCAACCAATCTCAAAAAATGAAATGGATTATCTTATCGAAAAGAAAATAATCATCCTAAATAAACAAGGTAACTATGGTGATCAATTAGTAGTCACTGGTAAATTTGGTAGTGGTCGTGGTAAGCAACGTTACGTAACCCCTTCTACTTATAATTATCTATTAAAACTACAAGAAAAAGATAAACAAGAATTAGTTGATTTAGATAAAGTTAGACCCAATCAAAGATATTTGTTTAGTGATAGTGTCTTATAATGAATAAAATAAATAATAAAGGGATGGTCTTTATTGGCTCCTAAATATATAGATACTAACGTCCTACTCCTATATTCCAAAGAAGTATTTGATAAATATTTAGATGTTCAACTTTCAGGATTTGTACTTGGCGAACTGGACAAATTAAAAAAGTTTGGCAATACAGAAGAAGTAAAATATCAAGCTCGTAGGGCTACTCGCAATATTGAAGCAAATAAAGATAAGATTACATATATAATTGATGAAACAGATTATAATAATCTTCCATCTTGCTATGATAAAGACATTATGGATAACAAAATTATATCATTGCTAAAAGAACAACATGATAAAGATAATACTTTTGTTGCTTTTAGTAATGACCTATTATTTAGAGCTAAGTGTAAATCACTTAATATCCCTTGTGAGAAGTTTGAACCATTGGATTCCAATGATGATACATACACGGGTTATAGTATTGTAGATATGTCAGAATATGAATTAGCTAATTGGTATGAATCAGAAGCTAAATCAAATTTATGGAACCTAAACATAAATGAATATTTACTCATACAAGTCAATAATTCAATCGTAGATAAATATAGATGGACACAAAATGGGTTTAAAAGTATTGTTAAAAAAGATTTTAAAAGTATGATGTTTGGTAATTTGAAACCAAAGGATATATTTCAAGAATTGTGTATTGACAGTTTACATAATAATCAATTTACTGCCATTACAGGCAAACCAGGAAGTGGTAAGAGTCTTTGCAGTTTAATGTATATTATGTGGGCATTACAATATCAAAAATACGATTCATGTGTAATAATGTATAACCCAACAAAAGTCCGTGGTGCAGTTGATATGGGGTATTACAGTGGTAATTCTGTCGAGAAGGGTATGCAACAGTTCATTGGCAACATGCTTATTACTAAATTTGGTGATAAGTCAATTGTAAATAATTTAATTACACAGGATAAAATTAGATTAATACCTATGGCTGATAGTAGAGGTATGGAAATTACTGATAATCAGATTTTATACATAACTGAAGCACAAAATACAACACCTGATTTAATGAAACTTGCTCTTTCTAGATGTAGTAAAGATGCTAAGATAATTATCGAAGGTGATCCATATCAACAAGTAGACAAGGTTGAATATGTAGGTAAGAATAATGGATTGTTGAGAGCAATAGAAGTTTTTAAAAATGAGGACATGTTCGGATGTGTACATCTTCCAAATGTTTGGAGAAGTAAAATTGCAGATTTGTCTGATAAGATGTAATTGATAAAAACAAATATAATAATTACTCCTTCAGACTGTTTTTCTGTGTGGAGTTGGGTACAGACTGTATTTCTGTTCCGTCTTTAATTTAATTAAAGGAGGATAGAATGCTTGTAACAGAATATATAAGAGTTAGTCTTCATAGTAATACTATTTCATATTATGAAAAATTAAACTATATTATTCCTCGCTATAAAGATAAAGATGGAAGAATGAGTGTTAAAAAAGGAACTACTATATTAGTTAAAGTTTTAGACTTACCAAAAAGTTCGCAGGTAAATATTTTATATTTTTGTGATTATTGTTTAGATTACAAAGACAAAACTTTATTGTTTGCGACTTATCAAAAATATAATAAAAGTAGGGTAATAATTGAAAAAGATTGTTGCGATAAATGCAAACAAATAAAAACAAGAGAATCATTTCAATTAAAATATGGTGAAGATAGTCTAGGTAAGGTTCGTGTAAAAAATGGATATAAAAAAGCGTTTCTCGATGGCAATATTGTAGTAGATATATTTATTAAACATGGATTTAAACCTTTATTTTCGGCAGAGGATTATGTTTCTGCACATAAAAAATTACTATGTATCTGCTTGACACATCCAGAACAAGGTATAATTAAAGTAAGTTATGCTAATGTTTACTCTAATAAGGGATGTAGATTATGTGGGAATGAAAAGATTAGTGGAGAGAATTCACCTTTTTGGAAAGGCGGTTTAACACCTATCTACGAATTTCTTCGCGCAAAAATATTAGAATGGAAACGCGAATCAATGAAACAGTGTGACTATAAATGTATCTTAACAAAACAAAAATTTAGTGCAGTACATCACTTATATAGTTTCAATAAGATTGTTTTAGAGGTTTTAGAAGACATTAATATTGAATTAAAACTAACAGTTTTAGATTATACAAATGAGGAATTAGAATTAATAGAGCAACAGTTTATTTTAATACATAATAAATATCCATTAGGAGTTTGTTTAACAAAGAATATCCATGACTTATATCATAATTTGTACGGAAATGACAATACTCCTGAACAATTTGAAGAATTTACAAAACGATATCAACTGGGTGAGTTCAGTCTATTGAATAAATAATAATTAATTTAAAATTAAAGGGGAATAAAACAATCGTGAACAAGAAAGAACTTATTGACGCTTATGCAGAGAAAATGGAAATCACTAAAAAAGAAGCTGAACGTTTAATTACTAATTTCTTCGAATTAATTGAAGATACTGTCGCATCGGGTGAAGCAATCAAGGTTATCGGACACGGCAATTATGAATTAAAAAATATTCCTGCTAAAAGTGGAGTTTCTAAATTAAGTGGAGTTGAAAAAGAATGGTCAACAGAAGCATCTAAGAAACCTGCATTCTCTGCTGGAAAAGGGTTTAAGGATAAGTGTAATTTATAAACGTCAACAAGAACACCCGTGACTTCAGTCGTGTGAGGTTCAAAATTTGAATATAAAATAATAAATAAAGTGAGGAATAAATGAAATAATGGCAAAATCTAAACTTACTGAAACAAAGAAAATTACACATAAACTTGCGTCCGAAGGTGAGTTGACAATTGAAAATAACATAGCAGTTGTAAATATTCCAGACGAAGGTGTTAAAAATCTGATTGAACTATTGAAGAATTTCTCAGGGAAGTATGTTAAATTTTCTTTCACAGAAGAAGAAATTGAAGATGTTGTTTCTGATGAATTTGAAGAGGATGATGAATAATATGGATGGTGATTAATTCATTCAGCTAGGTCTAAGGAGACACTAGCGTT